AGAGGTGTTAACTCCTTTTGTTTGATCTTCATTGCAAGTGCAGCTGCATTTGCATTGATGATAGTCTTTGCTGAGTCACCTCTTGCAATTGCCATTTTTTCTAAAGCCTCAGCCTGAGCAACCAACGTTCTTTGTTGTGCAGCTTGTGCTTCTTGTACAGCCTTTGTTTTACCTTCAATTGCTTGTTGTAATGACTTAGGGGGAATAATGTTAGTTCTTAACTGCGATACTGTAAACCATTTAGAAACTCTTTTGTTACATTCTAAAATAATTGCAGATTCAAACTCTTCCCTTTTATTGAAGATAGCATCAACTTCCCAACGGTTAGCAACATCATTAACAGATGAAACGATAGCATTCTTTAACCAGCCTTGTTCAACTTCCTTAATGTCTAATCTTAAGTTGACAAACATCTCACCAATAGCATCTTCACGTAATGAATAATTAAACGAGGGTTTAATGGTAGCTGCAAATCCTCCTTTTGTAATTACAGTTTGAGCATCGTATTCGATGTGTTGTTGGAATAAAGGAAATTCTTTTACCTGCTCTGTCCAAACATTATAAAATACCCAACCTGTTTTATACTGGTATGAAGATACTCCTCTTTCAGATCCCGTTAAATTAACTTTTAGTCCCTTGTTCCCCGCATCAATTCTTTCGAATGAGAAAGGCTGTACTAATCCTACTAAAATACCAACAACCGCTATAACGATTGCAAAAGTTTTGCCTTTTGAATCATCATTTCTAAAAGCATTTAAAAATTTAATCCCTGCTACTATTAGGGATATTACTATTATAACTAAACTAATCATTTTGTTTTTCTTTTTTTATGTTTATTAATCTGGATACGTTCCAAACGATTATCCTTATCATGAACACGGTGTAAGCCATTGATATCAATAGTCCGGCTGCTTGAATAATTTGAGGCACCTCTCTATTGATAACATATTCAAAGAATAAATTCATTGATAGGATGTATACCATTATCATCCCGATAATAGTCCACAGTCCAAGATTTCTAAGTTGAATCTTCATACATTTTTTATTTTTTGTAGACTAAAGATTTTTAAAGATTTCAAAAACCTCGGAGATTGGCGTTTCGTTATTAAACACGTGTAACGTATCACCATTCATTGTTCTAGCTCTCATTTCAATACTAATGGTCTCGTGATTGTAATACATTGCGTATCTTTCACTCCCTGTATTAAACCATAAGATGTTTCCCATTCCTCCGTCTTTTACGGACTTAACCTCGATATCCCCTTCACTCTTCCAAATTACTGCACCCATTAGAGCTAAAGATATTTCTTGAACCCCTTGTGCGTGATGATCGGCTCTACTTAGAACCCCATTGAAGTACTCTTTCATCAAATCTGATGATGTCATTTTAACAGCCATAAGCTAAATTTTAAATTGTTAATAAATTAATTATACAGAAACAAAGGTAGATATTAAAATTTTTATAAAAAAAAGATTTATTAAAATTCTAAAATTTTTCCGTATTTGTTTATCCAATCCATTTTATCTTCATACTTTAATCTTATCCAGTCTTTTTCTTCTGGGTTAGGATTTTTCATAACTTTCTTTCTTAAAGAATTGTAAGCGTAAAAAGAATTAGGTTGTTTAGGTTTTTCTTTCTTATCCATTTAATTTAGTCTACGTATTTTGAATCTATTAAAAGTGCATTCCCGACTATATAGTCATTTATACCTTCATTTTGTATAAGAGCACTTGCAAAAGAATTCGTCTCCATCCCGTTAATTTTTCCATCCTCATTAACTACTAGGATCTTACCATCTCTAAGCCAGATAAATTCAATATATCCATCTACGCAATCCTGAAGTTCTTTTAGAGTTATCATTTTTTTAGAAAACTCCATTTCTATAACCTTCCCGCTGGATTTAATCCACGTTCCTTTAGCTTTACTCATTTCCGAATATATTTTTAACAGATCTATAAATAAATTTGTATAGCTCTATCATTCCAAGAATTGTGAAAAATAATATCGCCATACCCAAAATCCATGTAATTATTTCTGGGCTTGTTAAAAAATACCAAATAGTACTGGTTATTAACAAAAAAATTAGAAAAGCAATTAAGTGTAGTCTCATTTGTTGTTTTTTTCGTTTAATATAATTATTACTAATAGAAAGAAAATAAACGATGTTATAGTAATTCCATACCCATAGGATAGATTATTAACAATCGATAATATACCTAGGATTATTCCAGCGGTAAAAATTAAAATTAGGATTTGCTTAATATACATCTGTTTTTATTTAAAACAAATGTAGAAATAAAGAATTATTAAAAAAAAAGATTTACCACTTAAGGAGAGATTTAAGTTTCTCTGCACCACCTTCAACTGCTTTAATAACATTGTGACCTGCATCTTTTGCTGTATCTATAATATCATCTAAATCGATATCAAATTCCTCTTTAGATATTTTAATATTTGCAACGTTCTCTGCTCCTTTATCACAACCTGATTTACAACTTAAAGTAAGTGAAGCAGCAGGAAGTTCAAATTTTATTTTTGATTTTCCTATATTATCCTTAATTGCTTTTATAGTTGATCCGTCCTTAGACAAAGGGCTTTTTATACTTTTACCTAAAGCGGTAACTAATATAGAATTTCCTTCAGGGAAATCCTTAACCTTTATACCAACCATACCTGCGCTAACAAGATAGATATAAGTTTTATTATTAGCAGAGTCAACAACTTGTATTTCTCCGTCCTTTGTTGCTGACATCTTATAGTCCCCCGCAATAAATTCTGACTCGTTAATCGAATCAAAGTTTTCAAATAGTTTTATGTGCTTCATTTTTATTATTGATAATTTTTAAATAAGCATATTCCCATTGTTCTTTTACAGTTTTATGTTTATGCTTATCCTGATACTTCATTTTATCCAGCTGTTTATAAAACTCATTAGAAATATCTTTCTCATGAACTTCATTATACACATGATAAAAAAAATCTTCGTTAAAACCCATAATTTTATTCACGTAGGATTAAATATATATCCTATATGTTACACATAAAATTATTTGAAAACTATATTTCAGGAAAAATAGAGCTAATACCAGTAGAAGTGGCTCCTCAATATCGTGCTTTTGATATACATATTAATAATAAAAAAGAAGGAATTATAGACGTGGGGTTCTATAACGATGATTTAAAAGACGATGAAGCTGAAATAGTTGGTATAAATATAAATAAAGAAAACAGAGAAAGGGGAATAGGTAAACTCGCAGTCCAACAGTTGTTTAAGGAATTTCCAACGATAAACGGATTTATAGTTATGCCTACTGAAGATAGTATGGGATTTTGGAAAAGATTAGGAACAAAACCACATATGAATGGATATCTTTATTTGAGAAGATAGATGAAAGAATAATTACTATATCCTATTTGGATCTATAAATTAGGAATGAATTATTAGTTATAAAAGAAGATGCGTATCTTTCCGCACGCTGCATTAATTTCTCCCTATCCATATCTACCATTCCCATTTTCTTATAATCGTCTATAACGTCATTTATTAGCTCCTCAGTGAGCTTTGTTTCCTTATAGATGTTAGCTTTTGCGTTTAATTTTGATATTCCCTTAAGAATCTTTTGGCATTCCTCATATAGCTCTAATTTTTCAAATTTTTCTAACAAAACCAATGTTGGGACGATACCAAAGTTTACTATGAATTTTGAATAGTCGTCCGATTCTGTTTTGAACATAACAATATCCTTCATGGTATGCCTAAATCGTCTAAAAGATCCTTATCCCAGTTTTTATAGAATCCGATCTTATTCATCTGAGATCTTGCTTCTAATAGCTCATCTTTATTTTGTATAATTATAGCGGGATATTCCCATACGGTCTTTTTTCCATTAAGTCTTAGAGTCTCATCTGGGTGTGTATCTAAAAATATATAATCAGGAAATATTTTATTGTAGTAATAGCAAACCCTTACCAGATCATCATAATCGATACCTAATCTAGGAACAACGCAAACAGATACTCCATCTTTAAGAGGTAATACATCTGGAATAGGAACACCATCATCGGTAAGAATAACCTCATTAT